CATGTATGATTTCATTTTTTCAGATGCAGATCACTGGAATACACAGAAGTGGTTTGAATACGATTTCTTCTCCATTCTTAAACCCGGAGGTATACTTATTTACCATGATGTCTCCATTGAGAGTCATTGTCCTAAGGGTGCCTTTCGATTTCCAAACCTGGAAGAGATACTGGTCAAATGTAAACGGTATGGGATTTCCCATATGCACTTTGACAGGAGTTCTTCAGAGGACGAACAGTGTTGGAGAGGTTTACTCGTGATATTTAAGTCGCAACTGCGATCGGTTGTCCCTAAAGATGACACTATTTACGCATTAGATTAAGTAAATATCCCTATTCCTCCACATCTCACCATAATCATTACCACCCTTCAAATCCGAATTATCTGCACCTCTTGCATTGTTATATTTGCACTTGACGAATTTATGTTTCCCAAACTCGATATGTTCATCCGACGTATGCTGTCCAATCATACACTTATCGGGGTATGCGCGGATATAATCGATGGATGCATTCATATATGCACCGGGACCAGTTGGATATAAACAGTCTAAACCATAATGTTGTTGTTTGACATTCCACAACACGAGATCGATCATCTTTTTAGAGATGTCGTGTTTTGGTATCGAACCTATGAAAGCTGTATACATACACACCTGATTTGGTGGACAGTCGACGCTAGTATAATACTCTTTATTAAGCGAAGAAAGTGTTTCTATTGGTTGAAGGCATACCTGACGGAGGTCGGAATACCATCCACCCTCGTTATACATGATTAAGTGACGCATTAAATCGCATTTATATGAGTAAGGTTTTAAAGTATGATACGCTTTTAGTACGTCTTCGTCAAAATATTGTTTGATGTAATTTTCACAAGATTCACCGGAATATATTTTTACTTTGTATCCAGGATTGATACGATACCACGTCTCAATTGCCTTATTCATCTCTTCAGGTAATTGCGGCATTTTACCCTCGTCTACTATTACCACCTTATGAATGACCTTGGGAATCATACCTAATTAAAGAAGGTATCCTCTAATATACTATGAAGATCACGTACGCTATTATGGTTTGCAACGAATCGAGGGATCTTTATTCTCTCATTTCATTCTTAAAGGGTGTGATAGACGAGGAAGACGACATCAACGTCCTAATAGATACTGCACACTCTACCGAAAGTGTGAAATCTGTTATTGAACATTTTAAAGACGATGTAGTTACGTGTGAAAGAGCTTTCGATGGAAATTTTGCAGAGCACAGAAACTTTCACATCTCCAAGTGTACGGGTGACTATATTTTTGTGTTAGATCCAGATGAAATGCCACAAGAACTGATAATAAAACGGATAAAGGAAGTGATATCGACCACGGGTGCTGATTTTCTCATGATACCTAGAATCAATATAGTCCTGGGAGCCACGCGTAAATGGTGCGAAGATCATGACTTCGGAGATAAGGTAAATGAGTTGGGGTGGATTAACTGGCCCGATTATAACGGAAGAATTTTCAAGAATGATGGAATTATTAAATACGGGAACGCGTTACATGAGAAAATTCAAGGGTATACTAATATGAAACTTATAGCGGATAACCCTGGTCTCGCTTTGTACCATATAAAATCGGTAGACAAAGATAACAATAGATGGAGTAATGGATCATACGTTTCTCCTAAGAATGATAATCTATACGACACGTTAATGTAAAGTTAACATGTCGTATAAACGATTGTCTGGAGTGGGGTTCGAACCCACGAGGTGAAAACACCAGTTGATCTTAAGTCAACCCCCTTGGACCGCTCGGGCATCCAGACATGTTATATATAAGACTTATTCTTTTAAGTACCTAAAGAGAAAGAACAAATCAGAAATATATGAGTTACATATTGGCGTCTGCAAAACCGGTAATTAAACCGACCACAGATTATCAAAAGTTGAAAACGAAACTTCGTAATTCTACTACAGGTTATGGGACTGCTATTGCGGCCAGTTATTTCATAACACAAGGTGCCGCAGAAGGTGTTTCTGCGACAGTAGGTGTCGCATCTTCTCTCACGTACTTGAGCTCACTGACGAAATACGTGGATGAACTAGAAAGTTCTCCTCTCCAGGCTCAGATTCTTATACCCGTTGGTACGGCTATCTTCGAATCCATGTGGAATAATGCACCTTTTAGTTTTGACTTCGACTACGGAGCCACTTTTGTTGGATTTTTAGCCTATAAATTTGCGTTAATGTCGGTGTTATATGAAACTGTAAGAGATATGATAATAAAGGATGGCTCCGACGTGTACAGTGATAGGGAAGTTGAATATAAAGATCTTACGATGGACGAAGAATACGAAGATGCGTCTTCTTACGAGAAACTGTAAAATAATATCATTTCATTACAAGGATGCCACCAGTGGGGATTGCTATATTTTATATGTATGTACTAAATCGTCTCTCGCGTCGATCAAAATATCGTCGACGTTCACCTAAAGCGAATTGGGTTTAACGACGAAGTTCCGTGGTTCGCTTGGTAGTTCCAGTCTGGAGAATCTCGTCAATCTTGAGAGCGATGCTCTTTCCAATGCCAGGAAGCTTCTTATCTCCTTCGTAAACATCCGACCCGGATGTGATTTCAAAATCAATACCTCGAATAGTGTTAGCAGCCTTGATGTAAGCGCGGGTGCGGAAAGGATCCTCACCACGCTTAGATTCAAGAATAGCGAGATTCTCAAGTTCATCTGCGATGTATTCGTTCGTATCGATATCTTCATCACTTTCAGATTCGTCATCGGTACTGTAGAAAGATCCGAGATCATTGGAAGCGACCGACTCCGCGTCAGAATTATAATCTGAATCGTCGTCAGAGTTGTAGTAGCTGTCGAGGAATTCGTCAATCTTAGCAGCGATAGAAGGACCAATACCCTTGGTGCGCTTTGCACAAGAAACACCATCAGTCACCTCATAGGGAAGCTTGGAGATGATTCCAGCTGCATTCGTGTACGCGCGAGCTTTGTACATATCGTGCTCCCTGGACGCGATGATCAAGAGATGATTCGCAATTTCCTCGTTAAGAGCGTATTTAGTGCAAGAAGCACGCGCGTCGCTGTCTACGAAAGTCACGTTGTTGACGGTCGGCTTTTTCTTGAGTTCGTTGAGTTCCTTCAGAGCCTGAATCTTATCTTCCTCGGACTTGATGAAGAGTTCCTTGAGAGCTCCGATCTTGTCGCGAGACTCTTGGTTGAGCTTTTCGAGCTTGAGGATGTAATCGGTGACAGAAGAGACGCGCATCATCGTTTGTATATAGATTGTGTATCTGCTTTATGTTGGTTTAACTTAAGTCTTATTTTCGAACGACGATGATAATCACGAGTTTAAAGAAGTTGCTTTATATAAATTCAATGAACTTAGATAACATCCCCAACCACGTTAAAAGAATTCTTCAAGACAAAGAACTTCCCATGGATAAGAAAATGAATGCGTTCATGGCATTTATGCCGAAACTTCCCGCAGATCCGAAACAGGATCAGGCGTGGCGCGATAATGAAAGGGTAGGGGAACAAATTCTTCAGTTAATAAACGATGGTAAACTTGAGATAAAGGGTTTGGATCGAAATGGAAAGCTAATTACTTCTTCTCTCCAGGCCTAATGGCCCACTTATTTTCCTTGTTGAACTTTTTATAATCAATCTCCTTGATTTTAAAAATTTCCATAATTTTCCTTTTGATGAGATTCATTTCTTTCTTCGGTGGATCGATGCCACCCGGGTTCTCGTCGAAATTTGGTTCACGGCGCTTTCCTTCACCGGGTGCTTCTGTGGGTTCTACGAACTTGTCCTTTTTCGCGCGAGTTGCGACACGTGGACGAATAAAGTGTGTTTTTGTGAGAGATAACATTCTACTTTTTGTTCCCGCCAAATCTTTAATAGTTGATTAATGTATGCAGATATGCAGAGTTCCTAAATTACACCTAAGTAAAAACTTGTTCCGCGTAAAATTACGAATCATGACTTTTGTGAACGATGGGACTCCGCATCACGAGGGTGTTCAAAATGAGCATAATACGATCGACTTGGTGAATAACCATCCTAATTTTCATCTTATTCGAGACGTGACAGGAAATCTGGAACATAGGGGAGGGACAAGAAACCACGCCGATGCCGTCAACGAACGAGGTGAAGGAGTGTCAATTAAGACGAAAACTACGGACAGTGGTTCGTTCGACTGGAAAAATACGTCTCTTGCCTCTTTGTCGGATGCAGATTACATGCTGTACTATGTGGAAAAGCATAGACAAATGGCCGAGGAATATGTGTATATGTATGACAATCTTCCTATTATGGATTTGGAAGCGAAGCATCAACTTACAGAGAATGTCAGAGCCGAGTATAAGCAACTCTCGCACAATATCCTGACCAGGATTGACTACAAGAGTGTATTGGAAAGGGTGTACGATACACATGACTCGAAATGGGTGATTTATCATTCGACCAGGCAGAAAAAGGTCATCCTGTTTGGGAAAGAAGAGTTGTTACGTCTCTGGAGTGAACCTGGTCAGTTGCGTATCAACGACGATTCTGCGAGTGCAACCATCGAGAACACATGCGGACTGCGTCTACGAATTGCACTGAATAATGGGGTTAAGGCCTTACTGGGTAGGGGTTCGTATTTGACGGTCAAAATCCAGCAAGACAATCCCCGGGGGTTAATGGATGCACTCGAAAATCCTATTGTATGCGAGTATTAATTATTTCCGTGTTATCATTCTTGTCTATGAGAATGTAGGCACGATTTAAGTTTTTTGCAGCTTTCCCGGCAGTGCCGGAACCACACATCGGGTCGAGTATCAAATCACCTTCATTTGAAGATATTTTTATAATCCTTTCTAACAATTGCACAGGTTTTGCCGTAGGATACGTTCTCAATTCTGAACCCTGACTTATTGAATGTATATCATCCCAGAGATCTGTACAGGGCTTTCCTTCCGTTTCGTGAAGATAGATCTTCTTGTATAGCTTTGAACCGACTTTTTTAGGGGTATGCAATCTATTATCTATCTTCAACTTTTCTAATTCTTCCTGTTTGATACGCCAACCCGCATCGGGATTGAACGTAATTCCACCAAATTCAAATGGGTATGTATATCCTTTTTTTGTATTTTCGGTAACGACATGTCCCAACGAATAGTTTCCTCTATCATCCTTATTATTGAACGAATTATTAACGTACTTCTCATCCCGTGCTTGGTATACTACATTAAACACGGGATTGGCTGAGTTTGAACATTTAAATATGATGTCGATGGTAGCGCCCAGCTTCTTTTTTACGTTATTCTTAGATCTACACTTTTTCCAAAATATAGGCTGAACATATTTAAATTTTGATCGTAAGACCTGTTCCGGTGTAAACATTTTTTCAGCCGAGATATGAAAAAACAGGGTACCCGTTTTCTTCATTTTTGGGATGCATGCATCTATAACACTTTCTATGAATTGTTTATAGTCTCCACCTTTCCATGTGTCTTTGAAACCCGTTGCATCATTTTCTGATAACGTGTAATCACGACCGCTATCGAAGGGTGGGTCGAGGTATATAGTGGTGACGCTTCCATCTTGTACATCTACAAGCTTTTCTAAGCAGTCTCCTACTATATACGTCATGCATTATGAGTGTGAATTATCTTTAAACATATCTTCTAGACCATTTCGATTCAATGTGTGGGAATAGTTCTTTTAAAGTTTCGAAATAAGAATTCAAATATTTTCGTTCCTCGATCTCTTCTTCAGTTAGTTTATCGCGATCGGGGTATCCACCCATCTTGATAGTGTTAAATTGTTGTATTCGATTCGAAAAATTTTCGTATATTCGATACGAGACTAAAGTTTCGTCCTTTATGTGTAGTACACGTATTTCTTCGTGTATCCGTTCTAGGTGGACCATTTACTTTGATGGAGATTTTTTATTTCATGCGAATTTCGAATATTGATAAACGACCTATTTAAAAGTAGCGTTCGTATTCTTATTACATGAATATCTTATCCCCTGTTCGATCTTTTAGTTTGCGACGAGTAAAGACTCGTGCTATTTATGATCCTGATCAATATGATACGGAAATCAATTCCGCACGTGGATTTGGTGGTCGTAAAAATACTGCAAAAACCGTGAATATGCCTTCCAATAAACGTAACGACGGAGGTATATTCTATGACCCAGATCAACGCGACCCGGAAGCTAATCGTAGATATTCACCTCCTATGGACGAAGCCTCACAGCTTATCGATAATTTTCGCACCAAGACCGATGTCGATCACGTGACGAGGGATGAAGTTATCGACGCACAAAACTTCTGGGCACAGTCTATTGTAGATATTTCTAATTGCTTCCTTTCCGGTGGTGATTATGTTAGCCTCGCGGGTGAACGCGCGGGTGAGCTTTATGGATATGATCATTCTAACGTACTCTTCAAACCGACGAAGGCTGCTGCAAAGCAATTTCGCCCGACTGCAAACGATGCTATGTCTTATTTTGTGGGCCATGACGCGGTGATCAGTGGATATAAGGAAGATCATGGTTTCGCGATTAACGCTAAGAAGGGTTTCAGTCGAGTCATTTTTGATAATCATCAGATCGACTGTCATAATCAAGTAGCGATCGCTATGGGTACGTACGAGTTTACGTGTGCGACGACGGGGGAAATTTCAGAGGTTGAGTATACATTTGGATATAAGCGTAACCCGGATGGAAAGGTTCGTATTTGTCTCCATCATTCTTCGATTCCGTATGAACCGAAGGTAGAGACACCTCGCGTGAGACGTGATCAAACGTCTCAAGTAAAGCGTAAAAGTGGGATATTGTACGATCCCGCGCAATGTGATCCCGATGCTAACGAACGTCGTCACGTCACGAAAAAGTTTACCCCGGAACCTTTTACTCGTGAAAATACGTTGAGTTGGGGTTTATAATTTTGATAGAGAAATTTCATACCCTAATTCCGCGATGACTGGATCGTCGCGATAACTGGTTTTGAAATAGATATGCTTGATTCCACTGCTTGCTAATGCTTTGTAACAATTTAAACATGGATAATGAGTAATATAAGCGGTCGCACCGTCTACGGAAACACCCCGTTTCGCTGCATCCGTTATAGAGTTAATCTCTGCGTGAATTGTGGCTTGTTCATGTCCATCTCTCACGATGGAGATATGCTCAGAGCCACTTAAGAAACCATTGTAGCCCATACTGATAAGACGATTGTTTTTTGCGAGAACACACCCTACTTTAAGACGTTCACATGGGGATCGAACGGATGCGAGCTCGGCGGCTTTCATGAAGTACTCGTTCCAAGAGATTCGATCGGTCATATTCTTATATAAAGAAAAAATCTTTAAATAACAGTATGATACTCACAGACCAGATACTTAGGTACCTCTCCAAAGATATTATGTTACCGACACGATGTTACGCGACTAAAAAGCAACTCGTGTCTGTAAGGGATTGTTGTGATTGTAAGATATATTGTAAAAAACCACCGAAGGGTTCGAAACTAGCCTACGCGTTTAAAACTTCTAACGTAAATCCTTATCAGCAGTGTAGTACGTCTTCCCCTTAGTGGCGAAACTCTGAACCATCTTGTATTTAACGCAGATTTTTGTTGGCTGAGATGGTCATGGTTAAAGAAGTGGGTAGTCCTTTAATTAGAGATGATCCTACTACAAACTATAGATGACGAAGAAGCAAAAACTATGGTTGAAAATGAAAAACTCATATTGATTCCAGACAAGACAAAAACTGGTTTTTGGTGCGTCTATAAAAAAGAAGAGCTTCACAGGCAAAGACAATATCAAATTTCACCAATACCCGAATATGGGATAAACAGGGGTTTATGTTTCAGGTCTAGCATAGCCGCGGCTGTGTATATATCTCAACATCTAGGTCGTTCTGTATGTAGATCTATCACTACATGGTATGAAGATGAATCCAAAACTCAAATTCTTACAAACATACGGATTCCATCCCGTTTCAAAATTCCAAAGGTAGAGATGAATGGACAAGTGTACGGAGGTCGAAACAATTATCGCACAGACACATGGCGATATAAGATAAAGTCATTGTATGACGGATCAAAACGTAGGACAAAAGTCCGCAATGGTGAAACTTCAGAACGCAGAGCACCTTCCAGGGAACACAAATTTGATTGGACAATAGATTACTTTGGAACATGGGTTGCCGATACCCTGGAAGAGGAAAATTTCAAATGTGCTTACAGTAGTGGAAGGCTTACACCAAAATGTGTAAGTTTGGAACGTTTGGATGAAACACGCGGTTACAGTGCCGAAAATTGTGTATTAATACATATAGCTTTTCAGACTGGTTTTACTCAATGGTCACGTGAAAAATTTATGAGTGTGTATAATTTGCGTAATACTGATGCATACGACGAGCATGAAGTTCATAAATCAAGAATATATAATTCGATTCCATATAACCAACATACTAGTGAATCAAAACGGGGAAATACTCCACCAAGATTGTATACTATGTTGAGAAAATTAAAAAATAATTCTATAGGTCATACGAAAAAAAGAAACGCGAAGGGTCGTAATCATCGGGAAAGTGAAATTACTATTGAATATCTTATAGACATATGGGAAAAGCAACGTGGACGGTGTTATTATTTAGATATTCCAATGAACATTGACGGCGATTGGCGCGTGTCCCTCGAAAGAATTGATAATGGTAAAGGATATACAAGAGATAATGTTGTTCTCACGACATTAGAAACCCAAAATTCTCATTTTCAGTGGTCAAAGGAATTTGTGGAAAGTGCGTGGAAATGAACTATCGTAAATCCTTATCAGCAGTGTAGTACGTCTTCCCCTTAGTGGCGAAACTATGAACCCTAGCGTACCCCCACGCTTGTGGAGAAGCTCCCGGTCGATGCCCGGTTCTCCACGCAGCGAGTCCCCTATTGTAGATGGTCTTCACAGTCTTTAGAGGAATGCCAGTAGCCTTCGCAATATCTGGTAACGACTTAACATCTGAGCCGTACCTTTTCCGGAACTTTTGGGTGTAGGAGGAAGTCTTCGTCTTTCGTCCTTCGTCTGTTCTGAACTTGGTGTAGTCTTTCTTGAGCATCTTCTTGTAACGAGCTTCAACCTCCTTGAGAGTCTCAAGCCCTCTGAAGTATTTGAGAGGTGCATAGATTTGACCTTCTGTTCTACGCAGTTGCCCAACTTTTCGAGTAATTTGAGCATCGGTGAGAGGCATCTTACCTTTTACTTAGAAAATCTTACTACCGCATATGATAGTAATAAAACATACGAAACGAAAATAATATCATTCAATGTCCAGATATAACCCGTATCGAAATCACCAACAATATATTT